ATAGTCATTCGTTAAACCAGGGTATTTCTTTTGAATAAGTTTATCAATTCTAGCGTCTTCGATAACATTTACAAATGATCTGAATTCATCTGATCTATCCTTCATGTTCATCCAACCATCAGCAGGAGTATGTAGAGCATGAGATACCTCATGACCAACTAACATATCGTAAACGTGTTTGGATTTGTGTTCTTCTTTTAAAGTAGGGATTGTTAAGACTCTGTTTTTTACGTCAAAAGAAGCAGTCTTTACAGCGTTCTCTTGTACTTCAATATTTTCTGTTGCAAGAAGTTTAGCAAGTTGTGATTTATTTTTTTTCATAATGTATAACTTATCCTATCACCTTTTGGCATGAAAGTCAAGCCCTTAAAAAGGCGCATAAACACTATGTTTTTTAAATATATGTAAAAGAACAAAAAGAGAACATCTGTCTGATTCTTTATTTTTTGAATATAAATGTGGGTTCAAACTTACGGCCTGTCACATCTGGCCTTTTGTATTCACCCATATATTGTTGTTTCTGTTTCATTTCAGTAGTATCTCCGTCTAATGTAGAAACGGCACTACCACCTTGTTGAGTTGATAATGATAACCACCATGTATCAGTATGTTCAAATCCTACTTGTTTTGCAAGATCAACTGTATCTTCCTCAAATGTTTTGTATTGTTTTGTATTGGCAACGTTTAATGCCAAATACTTACCTGGTTTCAGACCTTTGTATGCATTAGCAATAGTCTGTTTAAGAAATTTCTCTTTCCACATATCACTTGTAGAAAATTTAATACTTGATTGTTCTGGTTCATCACCATATGCTTCCCAACCAAAGTAAGGTGGACTTGTAAATACAAAGTCTAATGAGTTATCTTCAGGTATATATGTTTCACTACCTTGTCTTAATAATGTATATGATTTATGTTTATGGCCATATTCATCTTTAATTTTTTCTAGGCCTTCGTATGTAGGTATACAAGGATCAGTACCTATGTAATTAACACCTGCTGATATTGCACCTAATAAACGACCACCATAACCCATACTAGGATCCCATACTGTACCTGCCGTTGTGCCTTCTAATGGACTGTCTTTATCTACAAAGATATCATACATTGCAGCCGCAGCCGTAGGTCTAAAGTTAGAAACCATTTGTGTGCCACTATATCTTCTTAACATAGATCGCATATCTGATTCTGTAATAGTGTGAGCAGACTTCTGTTTAAAGAAAGTACCTGATAGTATTTTGTTTATGCCTTTTTTAAGATGTTCTTCATCATTCCACACTTCCATAGGTGTCTTCATTTTACCACACTTAATACCCCATGAGTGTTCCATATAAGACCATGCAAGGTTAAGACCATGTGCAGCCTGACCTATGATCTTATTCTTTCTGTCAACTAATGTATCTCTTTTAAAATTAATTAATTGATTGAATATATTATCACGCCATTTAGTGTCTTTAGGATAGTATGGAAAACCTTTTTGTTTCCATTCATCATGTACTTGTTGTAGAATTAAATCGTCTGTCATAGAGGTATCATACAATCTGTACATTCATTAAGGTATTTAAATATACCCATGCCTAGAAATACTAGACCTATAGCGTTTAAAACAATTAATGCTCTATCGTGCCACAACATACCTACCCAAAACCAACCTAGAACTCCTGCAAATTGAAAGTACATATTATAAGGGTACATATCTAACGAGGTAAATGCCATAGCGTGTATTAGTATTATTGATGATAGCCATTTAAGATACCATGATAGTCCGTGTGCAGGTGTGACTTTGTTTATTTGTGTATTCATTTTTTTTCTTCTATTTTATTTAATAGTTGTTCTTCAAAGGTATCATAGATTTGTTCTTTTGTCAATAGCGATTGCTTAAAAGAATCATGTATTTGTTTAAATTTACTCTCATAATCGGAACTCATTATCTTTTCGCAAAGTTCCTCAGCACTTTCAACTCTTTGCCAATCGTCTTTTACAAGTATACCTGTTGAATCATATAGGCCATAAACCATAGGTATAATACCACACGCCAATGCCTCGTGATATCTACTTGTAGTTGCCTTGTTATCTTTCCAATTAAAACATAATGTATATTTTGATTGATTTAATATTGGCAATATATTTCTCATACTATCTGATTTCATATCTCTTTTAACAGTAGAGAATCTACCTATGAATCTTGTTAGATATCTACCCATGCCATTTTGTATTTCTTTTAATATCGTATGTCTTTTATCACCACTATCCACACCACCGACATCTCGTCTTTTATCCGTTCCCCAATATGCAAATAGATAAGGTTTTTTTAAATTTTCTTTATCACGATTAGCGTCTATAATAAATTGATATCTTAATTGATGTATGTTGCCAGGTATATCTATTTCATCTAATATAGATATCTTACGAATAGGTTTATCTTTAAATGTATAGTTTCTATATAAACTTTCAGTATCACCTCTATCGTTTCTCATCAAAATAATATGTTTATCTTTTAAATCTAAAAAGTGTTCTTTGATTGCAGTATTAGATTTTTCTAAATTTTTAGGATCAATATAGTTAGGTATATGATAATGAAACTCATTCTCGGTAGGTATTATAATTATATCACTATCAGGTATATCATCTGGTTTTCTACGATTTGGTTTTTCATAACCATAATTGTAAGTGCCATAATCAAACTCATTATGTCTAATTTGAAATTCTTTTAACAAATAATAAAAAGAATCCATAATATGATCTAGTGGTCTTTTATAGTTTATACCACTTCTTAATCTTGCAATTGTTATTTTCCTACGTTCCAAAACAAACTTCCTTTCTTAGCATACTTTCTCATTACTGGCCACGCCTTAGCGTCATAAGTAGGTACAGATGGAAAAGGTGGTTTATCTTCTTCTCTAACTTCTTGTGTAAACTTATAATCTGATAGATATAATCTAGCACGACCTACACCTTCTCTCATTTTGTGACCAACTGATACTACATGAACATCTTTATTTGGGAATGCCATTTGCAACCCTCTTGTCAATGTACCACTTGATCCTACTGACCAAATTTCACTTATCTTTATATTATACACTATTTCTATATCTTTTGCAAGCTCTCGTATATCTTCAAGTACTTTAGGGTGTTCTAGTCCTAATGGCAATAGTATTCTTTTTTTAGGGTCTTGTGCAACATATTCTCTCGCCCTTGCCTTTGTGACTTGTAGCATACCATTAGGTACCCAACGAATGTCAGCGCCATAGTCTAACGCTTGTTGTTGATATGGGTGTAGGTTCTGCATAGAGCGCTGGGCCATAAAAAATATTGCCTTCTTACCATAAGCATTTGCCTGCAATGTCAATGATAGTTGAGCATATCCGTTTGCAGGACAACCGCCATATACAAATTCTTCAATGCCATTCTCAATCTCATCTCTCATCATTCTATCTACGAATCTTCTTTTAGAACCACCTTCTAATAGATCATCACGAACAACATGAAAACCCTCGTGTTCTTCTATGATTAATTTAGGAAATTCAAATGGTTTCATAATTATTTTCCTGCAACTGGATTTCTAGGTTGTTTTTCCCACCTTGGTGGTCTGTCGCTACAATCAACCTGTCCTGGTTTATCTGTGTTATAATTAGGTAAAGGTGCCGCACTCGGTTTAAAGTTTTTAATTTCTTCTTTTGTGTATCTAGGTTTTCTACTCTTATCAAAACTACCTACATCAATAGGATAACCTGGTCCTAGTTTTTCAACTTTACCACCTTTATCTAAAAACTTTTTCATTCTTACGTCTAATTCTTTTTGTAATTCTTGTGGCGATTTAGGTATACTCATTCTTCTCCTTCTATTTTTAGGTTATCATTTTCAGGTACCCAATCTTTAGGTGCCTCCATCATTTCTTCTTCTTTCATTTTACCCCATATATCTTGAAAAAGAGCCTCAGGATCATCTAACATAAAGTTTACTGCTTTTCTTAACTTCTCTTTGTTAAATTCTTTCTTTCTTTGAAAGTCATACATTTCTTTTAACTCTTTGTACTTTTGCTTAGGTATCGGCATTATCGTATTGCACCACCTCTTGCATAATCTTTTAACATTTTTATTTTTGCCTTTTCAGCACGTTCTAATTTAAACTTACTTACTAAATCAGTAAATACATATCCGTTCATATGTTCGTTTTCATGTTGGAATACTCTTGCAGGCATACCATGTAAAGTTTCTTCTATCTCTTTGCCATGTTGATCTGTATATTTTACTGAACACCATTTAGGTCTGTTGATAGATAAGAATAAGAATGGAAAAGATAAACATCCTTCTTTCATGTTTACTGTTTCTTTACTTACATCATTGATTAGTGGATTGAAAACTGATCTTACTTTACCATCTTCCATCTGTGGGTGTCCGCCCATTACAAACATACGATATGGCAAACCAACTTGATTAGCAGATAGACCAAGACCACCATACTTAACCATACTGTCATACATTACTTTTGATAGATCAACTCTATCTTTAAAGTCAAACTCTTTTAAAGTATCATCAATAAAAGGTGCAACTTGCATTAATAGTCTAGGATCACTAGGTGGTATTAAAGGTAGTAACCTTTTCTCTGGTGCCTTTGGTTTATCTTTAGGTCTTAATTGATCTAAACTACCATAGTCTAGTTTAACTGTTTCTTTTTCGCCTTTGATTATAGGTATTTTTTTATCTTGTATCTTCTCAAAGTTTTTAGCGATTTCTTCTATTTTTTCTGGTGTTAGTTTTTCTGCCATTATGCCATCCTTGTAAAGTTTTTATATTTCTCAAATTTTAATATACTAGGGAACTTATCAATTAAAGTATCACCCTTGTGTGAAATAACAAAAACATTCTCTTTTGCTAGTTTGTTTGTTAATATTCTCATAAACTCATCTGTACCTGAAGCGTCTAATGAACTATCAAATATTTCATCTAGTATTAATAGATTCGTATTCATAGAGTTTTTCATTTTAGCAATCTCTCGCCAAGTGAATAGTATTGACAAGTCTATTCTTAATTTCTCACCCTCACTAAAAGAATGATAGTTAAATACATCACGGTGCCTAGATTTAATTGTTTCTTTAAATCCATCATCAAGTGTAAAATTAACAAAGAAATCCATGTCTGCTAAATTTTTATTAATGAGTTGATTCATTATCGGTAGATACTGTTTAATAATTTTTGTCTTAATACCTGTGTCTTGCATAAGATATCTTGCAGTATCTAGGTAATTCTTTTCTTCTTTATATTTAACTTTTACTGTATCTGCTTCAGTTAATTGTTCTTGTAGTTGTGTAAGTTGACCGGTTGCAACGCCTGTTGTGAACTTATCATCTGATAACTCATCAATCTCATTCTGTTTAATGGTCATGTATTTCTTAATTTCTGATATAGATGTTTCATATCTATTAATCAATAATTCTTTTTCTCTTATGGCAACCATTGTTTCGTTGATCTTTGTTAATCGAGTTTCAGTAGTGTTAATCTCTTTTACTAACTGACCCATGGCACTATCAATCTCAACAACTTTGTTTTTCTTCTTATCAATCATTGTAGATTTAAATGCCTCATCAATAGTTTGTTGACAAGTAGGACAATCGTTATGAGTTTCAAAGAACTTTAAATCTTTCTTATGTTTGCTACAAGTATTCTCTAACTTAGCCTCCATATTATGAAGTTGTTTATACTTGTTATTTATTTTAGTTTCATCTATTATTTCATTCTGTAATGCAGTCTTCTCAGCAGATACTCTATCTATATCTAATTGATAGTTATCTATATCTGTTTGTGCCTGTTGTATTTCTATTTGTTTCTTGTCAATGAATTGTTGATTGTTACCACTTAAATCTTCTATATGTTTCTTTTGAGAATCTACTTTACTTTCTATTAATTGATAATTAAAATCTGATTGTTTAATTAATTCATCTTGATTTTTTACTTTGTCTTTTAAAATAAAATTCATTTTAGAAAATATCTCTATATCTAATATTTCTTCTACGACCTGTCTTCTATATTCTGGTCTTAATTGCATGAAAGGTACAAACGAAGCATTACCTAGTATAACGACCTGTGTGAATGATCTAAAGTTTAATTTTAATATTGTTGATTCTAAATGTTTCTGATAATCTCTAACGGCAGCGTCTTGATTTAACATTATGTCATTACACCATATCTCAAATTTGTTAGGTTTAATACCTCTTATAACTTTGTATTCATTCTTGCCTATAACAAACTCTACTTCTACAACACAATCTTTTTCATTAATACTATTGACCATCTGATCTTTTTTAATATTTCTAAATGCTCTTTGAAATAGACCAAAACATAATGCGTCTAGCATAGTTGACTTACCAGCACCGTTCTCACCTACAACTAATGTCTTGGCTGATCTATCTAGTTGTATTTCTATAAACTGTTGACCTGTCGATAGAAAGTTTTTATATCTTACTTTTTTAAATACTATCATCTTGTGCCTCTAAAAATGTTTCTTTAATCATACTTTTTAACTTGTCTTTATCTAAATCGACTGGTAGTTGATCTACATAATTATTAACAAGTGTCATTGTATCTTCCGTACCTTCAACAACATCATCACTTACAAGATTGGCATTGAGATCGGAGTAATCTTCTAATATCTTTATTTCATGTACAGTTATTCTATTATATAATCTATCAACTAATCTATCAAACATTTCATTATTTTTTTTATTAACCACAATAAGTTTTACAAATTTATTATGTAAATGATCTATATTAAAATCATCATAATTTGTTTCGGTATCATTGTACATTAACTTTTCAAATATAGTATTTGGATTAGGTATAAATTCTATATCTCTTGTTTCAGTATCAAATATATGAAAACCTTTTGTTTGCCCATAATCTGACCATGTCATTTCATATTGAGCACCTAGATAGAATATTTGACCATCATCACTTTTAGAATGAAAGTGGCCACTAAATGTCTTCTCAAATCTTTTTACAATACTCTTATCATAACCATGAGTTTGTGTTATGTTCTCGTGCATATAGAAACCATTTAAATCTAAATGTGCCATACACACATCAGCATTTGCTGTGTTTAGCATATCGAATGATTGTTTTTCATTTTCAGGATTAATCCATGGTAACATTAATACATTAAGACCATCAAAGTTTACAACTTTAGGTTCTTCGTATATCCATGGTTCATTGACACCATCAGGTGCAGTACATAACTGTTGTAAAGAGTTTACACTATTTGTATTTTTAAAATAGATATCGTGATTACCGATTAACATATGAGTATCTATCTTCATATCCCATAGTTTGTTTAGAAACTTCTTTCTAAAGTTATCAGCAACTTTAAAATTGATATATTTTCTTCTATCAACAACATCACCTAAATGAATAAGTGTCTTGATGTTATGTTTTTCTAAATAGGGAAAAAATGTTTCCTCATAAAACTTATGCAGAAAGTCATCAAAGATCATACTATCGTTTCTCACACCAAAGTGAGTATCATTCAACAACGCTATTTTCATTACTTATTTTTTCTTCTTCTTTATTTTTTTAGGTTCTGCTGGTACACTTTCTTTTACATTCTTTTGTAAGAACTCTAACATCTGATTCTTGTATTGAGCGTCATCACCAGTTAAAGAATCTAACATCATTTCTGTGCCTGAACTAGCAATTAGTTTGGCCTTAACATCTTGCTGTTTCTTTTCTTTTTGTATTCTTCTAATAAACGCATAGTATATAATTTGTGTAAAATATGCAAATGGATTATTAGATTTTTCTGGGTTGAAGTTTCTCATGTACTGTAAACAGTTTTCTATACCGTCTGATATCATGTCGTCACGATAAGTATAGTTTATAAAATTAGGTCTGTAAGAAAGGTGATTAGCAATCTTCAAAAAACATTCACCTATATAGTTAGTTACCATTGGTGGTTTTCGTTTCTTGTCTTCTGCCTTTTGGACTTTTTCTCGGTGTTCAATCATGGCAACTAGAAACTTTTTATTATCTACATAATGAGGTTTCAGTTTTGCCTTACTTTGTTTTGTTTCACTCATAATTTTCTTTCTTGATTAATATATTCATTATATCATTTTTGTAGCTAAATGTAAAGCAGGTTGTATTAATTAATTTTATTTTCTGAAACGCTTGACACTTTCTGAATCTATGATATACTGCGTATGTAGACGCTTGGGGAACCAGCTATATAGAGTACCTAGTGTATAGTTTTCTTTCCAAATAAATCAATTAAATCTTCTTCTGACCATTGCGGTTCTCTCTGGTCGATTTTTTGCATTTGATCCATCTGATCTGCCAATGCATATATCTTATCCATCTCCTCGGCAGACAGTACAGGTTTGGCGTTCTCTTTTGCCTTTAGTACCTTGTTTAGTATAACTTCATAATAATGCGATATGTGATTGTCCGCTTGGGTGATTACTAGTATCTTATCTCGTGGAATAACAAAAGTCTTATCATCTGTAAAAGATATCCAAGGTTTCAAAGTAGTGTCTTCTTTAGAACCTACTTCGGTATGCCTTTGTATCGTACTTAATTCTAATGCGTTTGTGATTCGTAGGAAATCTTTATCAACAACAATACTACCCATAATAGTAGTACCATCAGTTAATTTTACCATACGATAATCTGTGTTATTATCCATTTTAATCCTTTAGGTTAATATTATGTATCTCGTAATCGAACTCTTCCTCGTTGTATATATTTATTCTTTCTTGGAAGTGCTTCAACGTATAATTTTCTTTAGTCTTATAAATTAAATCATCTGCTATATCATATAGAGTAGCATTGACTTTATTGTCGCCTAATCTTAATCCTCTACCAATAGATTGTAAATTTCTTATTCTACTTTTAGAAGGACTGGCAAATATTATATTGTGTAAATTCTTAATGTTAATACCAGTAGAAAAAGTACCATAACTTGCCACAATAATAGCGTCACTTTCGTTCTCTACAATTGCTCTAGCCTTTTCTCTTTCTTCTGTTTCAACTCCGCCATATATATAAAAAACCTTTCGTTTTTCTTCGGCCTTTTCTTGAATAATTTTATGTAAATTCTTACCGTGTTTCTCTACTAACTGAAATAATATTAAAGTATTACCTTTAAGTTTAAGTGCTAGATTACGAATGAAGTTATTTCTTGATACACTACCTACAAGATAATCTATCTCGTCTTGATACTTACCTTTTGATATGATCTTGGCATTTGCCTCACTATGTTTAAGTATTAAACATCTTACAGCTAAATTACTTAATTGTTTTTTATCCATAAGTTTTTTAGTTGTAGTGACTTTGTTTACAGCGCCAAACAAACCTTCTAATACTAACTTATGTGTGTGAGCACCGTCTAGTGTACCTGTAAGACCTATACGATATTTACAATCAATTAGTTTAGTCATAATTTCTGTAAGTGATTTTGATTTAAATAAATGTGCCTCATCGCCAAACACACAACCAAACTGTTCAAAGTATGATTTAGGCAACTTATATAAACTTTGCCATGTAGATATTAACACTTTTTTGTCTGTTTGATTTGAATATCCACTATACAATCTATGGCAATACTTCTTTACATTCCAACCATATGATTCAAAATCTGTGTACATTTGTTCTACTAATGATGTTGTAGGTACAATTAAAAGTATTCGATTATTAACATTTTCCTTAATTAGATGAGTGTAGTATCGTATTAAGGAATATATGATGAATGACTTACCGGATGCCGTAGGACTTACCAGGAGGGTCCTATTGCGTTTTAAACTATGAAATATTGCGTCTATCTGATAATCTCTTGCTTCAAATTTCTGACCTAGACTATTTGAAAATTTAGTGACAACATCTTTATCAACTTTGTTATCTATATCTACATCTTTGGCGGCCACTATATTGTAACCTCTTTCTTCAGCAAATGCTTTAATGTATGGGTACAAGCCAAAGTATATTTCTTTTGTTTTTTGTGAGAATAATCTTATCTTACCATCCCACATACGATTACGAAACGCTGGCATAAATTTATATCCAGGAACATAAAATGTAAAAAATTCAGATATCTCTCGTTGAATGTTTGAATCACAATCAACGGTTATATAGACTTCATTTTTCTTTTCTATTATTAAAGTATCCATGTCATTATGCTATATCGTTTACCTTTAGACACCTCTTTTACTTCGTGAGGAAACATAAAATTAGATGGAAAAACAATAGCAGATCCTTGTATTTTTTTTATTTTATCACCACATAAAACAAAATCACCACCTTCGTAATCATCATTTAAAAATATTAATGATGTAAGATGAGGATATCCTTGTTTCTGTCCATGACTATGATGTATATTATCAATATGACTTTTCATAAACCCACCTTCGCCATATCGGTTTATTCTAAAGTCTGTATATTCTGTTGACTTAATGTTATCGTGAAAGCGTATATAATCGTCTATACAAAACTTAAATGTTTTTTTTATATCTTTATAATATGGTAAAGGCGAACCTATCCAATATTCTTCCATAGAAACTTTAGATGATCCTGTATTAACTGTGGATGCTGAAAACGTAGATTGTTTCCATTCGGCTTCTTTGTCAAAATGATTTATAATTTTATTACAAGTATCACGATCCATTGCGTCTGGATAGTAATAGATATAATCATATATTTGCTGATTGAAATTCATGGTGTTCACCTAGTTGTCCTCTTATCTGTATATTCCATGATATACTTATACGATTATTCGTTGATAGATTTATAGGCACCCAATGTACTAACCATGATGGAAACATCATTATTCGATTTGTTTTTGATTTATAATGTAATAGACTTGCGTTGTTCATATGATCGAATTTTTTTCTTGGTAGTATAACATTTGCACCTGGTCTTGGGTCCTGAAAAGTAATACCAGGCATAGTATCATCAGCGTCTATATAAAAAACGCCACTTAAAAAATTGTTTGAATGTGTATGAGGTTGATGTGTTTCATTTTTCTTTAATACATTTGCCCACATATCTGTAATTTCTATCTCGTCTGCTTTGTAATCTAGTTTGTCAAGTATATCAAATGCTGATATACAAATATCTTTTGTTAATTCTTTAAATACTATATTCTTATCTAAATTAGATTCTGATTGCCAATTAGATTTATCACTATATAAATTCATTATCTCACTTTTCATAGCATTAATTCTATCTGAATTAATGTAATTGTCTTTAATAAAAAGATGTGTTGGAAATATTTCTTGATGATCCATTAGATTGCACCACTAGTGAATTTCTTCCATTCAATAGCGTTCTTAATTAAAAATGTTCTATTATTAATACTTCTTAAAACTTGTTCAAGGTATTTAACTATTTGATTAAGATAAGCAACTTTTTGATCTGCCTTTTGTAATTCTGGATCAGAGTCCATATAGATATGTACATCTGCTTTTAATACTTTTATGTCAAATGGTTTCTCTTGATACACACTAGGGTCCGCCTTGCCTGTATAGTATTCCCACTTATCTCTTGTCATAGTCTTATGATCGTATTCTGATTTCTTTAGCAATAAAGAAAACTTATTAAAGTGTTGTAAATATTTATTATGTAATAAAGGTATCTTAATTGACTCAGCGTCTAATTCTGTGTCATCTAATTTAAAGTCTTTATTAACTGATTGTTGTAATTCTTCTAATGTCATGTATATATTATATCACCTTTTAGCCTAATTGTAAAGCATACTTTCCATTTCTTTTTGTGTTATATATTTTAGGTTAGAACAATCTGACCATTCTTTTATTGGCAAGTCTGTTTTTGCTTCGGCCCCTTTATTTACTTTGTAAAACTGAACATTTGAAAACTTATCAAACGTATTCTTATGTTGTAATATCCAACTATATGTTTCATCTGGATTATCAGGTCTAGCTGCCAATGCGTCTTTTTCAGCATAGCTATCTGTGCCAGCATATATGTTGTTGACTTTTTCATCATTAGAATAAAGATCATGTCCTACTATGTAAACTTCTTTGGCATTTAATTCACAAGCCAAATGTACTGATCGACTGCCTGTTGCATATGCAAAACCATCTACATCTGGTTCAATGTCTATTATTTCATCTTCTTTAGAAATACCTGTGATGTAAGTTATACCTAAGTTATGTCCTTTTGTAAGTGTAAACACACCATCAGCACCATGATAAACCACTTGCTCACTATCATTCCAAACAATATCAGTTTTGTCTGCCATTGTTTTCATCATTTCTTTTGCAACAAATATCGGAACAGGCGTCCAGTATCCTAAATACACTTTCATATTTTTAAGATATGCCTTACGATATATCTCGTGTGATATTCTTGAATCTAATGCCACTAATATATCAGGTGTAAAGTCACGATAGATTGCATTACAACCTATTACGGTTGCATAGTCTTTCATTTTTGTGAGGTCTAGACCTTGTCTTGATTGCCCATTACCTAGGCAGACGGCCTTGTCGATCCATGTTAAAGTTTTCATCAAAAGTCATCCTATATTTTTTTGTACTATGAAGAAGATACTTGTACAATATCATAATACATATAATTAAAACTTGCTTGTACTTGCAAATAGTCAACATCACTTGCCTTAATATCATAAGATAATGACCCTAAAGATATAGGAAAAACATTTTGAAATCTTATCTCGGTTTTAGGAATGTTTTTATTATTTAAAACTGTGAGTGTTGCGTCTGAATATATACCGCCTTCTGAAAGAGGTTGTTTAATAGATGTTCCTGTTGCAGCTGTACTTGATGTTGATCCTGGAAATCTATCAGCACCTGTTCCTAATTGACCTTGAAACTGTGTATAATCTTTTGGAAATCCTAAACCTATAATCCAGTCGTGTATCTCTTTGTAGTTATTTAAATTTTCATCAACTAAAAATGATATGTCTAAAGTTTGATATGTAACCTTATCACCCACACCTGCAATATCTTTAAGAGGTGTTTCAAAACTTGTTGAACCTAATGCTATACCAGGTATGTTTGCTGTCTGTACAAAGAATTCAACGTTAGGTAATTTAGTCATTTTAAACCTAAACTGAATAGGACTTGCATAGTCAAATTTACTAGGTGTTCTATCAATTATATTTGATGTTGTCATACTACTATTTATAATGGTTTTTAGACCAAAAAAAAGGGCGACTATTTCTAATCGCCCCTTTTCGTAATCGGTATTAACCAATATTACATAATGTTCGTAACTTTAACACGTCTGTAATATACGTTTTGATCGCCAGCAGCAGGTGACGTTAAGTCAATTGCACCAGCACCATTAGTAGTTGCGAAAGGATTAGCAACCATACCATATCTAGTTTTGAAACCGATTTTTGGTTGGAAACTATCTTGACCAACTGCTCTTACCATTTGTAATGGCACGTAAGGACAATAGAAAATCCCAGAGTCGTATGGTGAAGTACCTTTGTAACCTACAACGTAGAATTGTGACGCAGAAATGTTTGCACTATATGGATCAATGTAAACTTTAAATTTACCATTTAATACACCAGCGAAAGTATTTCCTGTGTCATCAACATTTAGGTTTGTAGCAAGAGCAGGAGCGTAATCTAATACACCACTCATTTGAAGTGCAGAAGCAACATCAGCTGAACAGATAATCATATTACCTTTTCCTCTTCTTGTTAATTGACCAATCGCATTAGCATCTCTCTCTAATTGAAATAATAGTCCTTTGAATTTCTCAACTGACCATCTACCATTAGAGTCTGTGTCAAGATCAAAAATACCAGCAGTTGTAGTATTAACTTGAGCACCTGCTTTTGCAGTTGTGTAGATTGTTCTAACAACTTCTCTATTGATTTCCGCAAGGATTTCAGAAGATAGGATGTTAGCAAGTTCTGTTTCAGCGTCTAAACCGTGGATTGCTTTTAAGTCTTGAGCAAGTTCCATAGTGTATTCAGCTTTAAGAGCTCTTGATTTTGCAGTAACCGTAACTTTATCGATTGAGAAAGCCATTTCAGCAAACTCGTCAGAACCATCACCAAGCGTTTCTGCTTGTGCAGTTGACATACCATCACCAGTAGTGTAAGTACCAGCAGATGGACTATCGTTTAAAGTTGCAGGGTTAGTACCAGCTTGTACAGAAGTTGAACCTGTATCAGACGCAGCATCTCTTGATGAAAAATCAGAATCAGCTTCGTTGAATAGTGCTTCAGCACCTGCTTGTGAACCAAATCTTGACTTCATAGCGAAGATAAGACCAGTAGGTCCAGTCATAGGTTGAACACCACAGATGTCGTAAGCAATAAGGTTAGGCATTGCTCTTCTAACAAGTGATATTAAAACAGGATCCCAATTGTCAACAGATGAACCAGTTGCGTTAGCCGGTGCAGCTTCTGACATAAA